AAAGTCTCCCTTAGCGTATCCAAGACGCTTACCCCATGCTTCGAGACTATGACCGTCCTCTAGGCTTGGGTTTAGAAGTCTGCTTGCTACGAGCGTATCGTACACTTGGCTCAACTTCATCGTGACGCTCCAGTTCTTCCTCAGTACTGGTGCATCGAAGTTTATTCCGTTGTGCATGATAATCAAATCGCAAACTTCCAAATACTTTTGTAATCCACTTGCTGCTTTCCATACCTTAACCTCATTTGTTTCAATGTCACGAGTAACACACATCCAAATCTTGTCATGTGTGCTATTAGTTTCGATGTCGAGAACAATTTTCATAATCTAATTATACCATAAAAATACATTAGCACTGCTACGAACTCGACCATGAATAAAGCATAATCTTTCTGTCTTAGTCCAGCAATGGTCCACAGTCCACTTCCAATTAAACCAAACCAAAGATTTAAAGGAAAGATGTTTAGACTTGTAAGAGCAATTCCCACAAGGCATAGGACTGTGCCTGTCCACTTCATTTTCTACTGTATCCTCTACGTGTACCATCGTTGCTGTAATAGTTCGTAGTACCTTGATTTGATTCAGTTTTATAGCCAGTACGTTGACCTTTATCGTCATAGATTGCATTGGCTGCATTCGGATTTACAGAACTATTGTTGTAGTTGTACGGACTATTTTTGTAGTTATACTGTGAATTCTCATAATTGTACGGACTGTTCTTATAGTTATAAGGACTGTTATCATACGAAGTCTGAGCACTACAAAGTGTAGTTACGAATAATAAACTACTTACCATTACATTTTTCATCTGCTTCTCCCTGAGTTTTTAAGACTATTTTACGTAATTCTATAATTGCTTCTTGAATCAATGCATTTTCTTTAGATGCATAGGGATTTCCATAGCGTTGATCTAGTGCTTCAATTAAATCTTCTAATTTCATACTTTCCTCACTTTTGTCCATGCTGCAAAATGTACAATATTCCCTTCAGGGTCTTTACAAAAACTATACATACCATCGATATGTCCAAACCAATACTCTGCTGTTAAGTCTACTTCATCGTGTGCTACTGGTACTTTAAGTTCATCATCAACAATCTTAAACTTATCACCTTTGCGTAGCTCATACAATGCACACCCATACAAGCGTTCATTCTCTGCTAATGCTTCATAAACTTCTTGGTCGTATTTCATATCTGTTTTCCATTTCCATAAGTTATTCCAATTAGGTAAGTGCAGTGGCGGACACTTCCAAACCATTACGTATTTCTCCAGTACCTATCTTTAGGGTTAGCCAACATAGACTTGAGTAGCTCATCAACTGAGCTAAACCACTGAGTTACTCTCATTCCTTTTTCGGTAATAATATCAAAACTCATAGGGGTACTCCGTGTCTCATTCTATTAGGATACTCTTGCTCAAGCCAAAAACAACGCACATCACCACTGGCGTCACGTGCAAGAAAACCTTTCCATACAGTATGCTTAGTCGTGAAATCGTGACAGTCTAAAAACTGAATGTCATAATAGATTTTCATTCCATAAGCACCAACAAGTAAAGCTATACACACTATACACACGCATTTAAAGTTCATCTTTAATCTCCAGCATCCGACCTGTATCACGATTATATAAAAGACTTGCACAATGTGGTGATGTAAGACCTGCAAAGCGATTCTTAAGAATACTTACACGTGTCGTGTTACGCTCGATAGCATCCTCTGCTTGTGCATTACGAACCAGTCCGATAACGATGTCAGATAGCTGAGCAATCGAACCTGAACCACGAAGTTGTGATAAGGATGTCGCAGCTCCTTCTTCGTGTCCTTTGGATTCCGGACGCTTGAGGTGCGATACTGCGATTAAGCAGATACCAGTCTCTTGCACTAGCATACGAAGCTTAGTCATTAACTCATCAATGCTCTTACGCTCATCACCATTTGACTGAGCACTAACAACCATACTAATGTGATCAAGAAATACATACTTGCAGTCCGATGCCTTAGCGAAGTAACGAATGCGATTAATGACGTTATCAATGTCAGTACTACCAAAGTTATCCCAAAAGAATAAGCGATCAGTAGCCAAAGTGTTGTCGAATGCATCTTTCAACTCCTCATGAGAAACCTGCGTACTAGGTAAGTGTAGTGGCTTATTAGCATACAAGGACATAATAGATTTAGCAGTCTTGCTGACTGACTCCTCCATAAACATACATCCTATACGTCCGTCTGTTGTCTTAAGCAAGTGCCAAAGAATTTCTCTAAGGAATTGTGACTTACCAAGACCTGATCCAGCAGTGACTGTAATGAGTTCAGCAGGTCTAATTCCATAAGTGAGTTCATTGACTCCGTCCCAAGGATACAAGGCAAGTGATTGCTCGACTGGCTTCGTGACTTCGTCCCATAGTGACGACCCTGCGATGATCCCGTCCGGTGTCCATTGTTCTGCCGACCACCATAAGTTAACATATTCTGCACTCTTACCACCTTTGAGATAGTCGCAAGCATCTTTATACCCTGTTAAGTGTTTAATGATTTTACATTTAGAGCCAAACAATTCAGCCACTTCGTTAACTGCTTTTGTACCGGCTTCGTCGCTATCAAAGGACAAGTAAATTGTCTCGAAGCTATCGAGCCACTCATACTGTGCTTTACAGTCTTTTAGAGCAGCACTAGCACCATTTTTAACAGAGACATGAGGATACTTACTACCTGCCATCTGAAAGCCAGCCAGAGCGTCTAATTCGCCTTCGTGAATGGTGACGTTACGTCCTCCTTTAGCGAACTTGTTTTGTCCGAATAAGGTAGTGGCTTTCCAGTCACCTTGAATACTGAAGGACTTATCTGCGACAGTACGCACCTTGAGACCAGCAAGGGCATTGTCAGCATCATAGTAAGGATAATAATGATTCTTAGCATCTTGCTTTACTCCGTAGGCTAACGCAGTATTGTGAGTAATGCCACGATCACTGATAGAACTGCTAGTAAGATTGTCATAATTAGTAAAATTCCGCATTGGTTTAATTGCCTGTTTAGTTACTTCTCCGTCACCGGTGACATAGGTTTGACATACGTGACAGTATTCGTGATTGTCGTCATAGAGTGAATTACCATCACTTGACCCACACTTGGTGCATGGAATGTGTTTTATAAATTGACTAGTCATATTCGTATTCCTGCGTTCGAGTCTCTTCGAGTCTATCGTAGATATCGACCATGACGACATCAATTCCATATAGGTCTATCGCTTGTTTAATATCATCTAGGACAAAGTGATACCAAGCATTTTGAGAGGTAAATCGGTCTTCGTTCATAGTGTGTTCTCCGTTTTTAGTGAAGCCCTACTATACTTATAAGTTAAGACATATATGTATAAATAATTAAGTTTTTTATACATATAAGAAAAACATCCTTAGTGTCTTACTCCATAGTATTATAGTGCAAAAGTTTAGTCTGTTAAAGGATTGTCGTTCCACATAGTGAAATAGTCATCATTTTTCATATCGTGAAATTCCTCCTCTTCGTCTTCGTGTCTTAAATCGGTACGCTCTATCGATAAGACATCACTAGAAATTGATCCATAGCACTTATTACACATATCTAAGAATTGCCCAGTTTGTACGCTTTTGCGTGTCGCCTCATAGTCGGACAACGCTTTATTGCAACAATAGCATCTCATTTTAAAACCCTTTCTGGCTTGTTTTAAGCCCTGTTTTAGACTGTTTTACTGCTGAGATATACCCTACCCCTTATATTTGTCTAAAATCTCCTTATTAGCCTCTATTTCAGCCTTTGTAAATATAGCGAAATAGTGACGTTGGTGCTCTAAGATAAAATCAGCATATCTTCGAGCCTCTTCGTATAGGTCAAACCAAAAACCATTAACATAGTAATTCTCTTCGTTTTTCATAATGTGAAATCCTTATAAGTTAGCAAAATAAGACTCTTCGGCTAAATGTCGAGCTATCCCATCCCAGTATTCCGTTATTTGTGCTCGTTGCTCTTCGCTTGCGTCTTCCCATCGTTCTAGCTCCTCTGTTAATCCTAACTGGCTAACGGCTTCGAGAAAATTAGATTCCTCCGATGGGTCAAGATCTCCGCCTTTTCGCATCTCAAACTTTACATAGTCCTCTATATAGTCCTCCATATCTTCGTAATCGTCCTCTGGTGGCTCATAATACCTATCATGCATCGATGTACCCATGTTATAAGATCTCCTCTAATGAATTGTAACCCAGTAAGTATAAGTTATTTCTTAGCTTATTGATAGCTCTCTTTTCTATCTCCCATACCGCTTGATGACTGATACCTAACATAGTTCCGATTTGCTCATAAGTATATATGTCAGTTCTCCGGCATGCTTTACAAGTATACCAAGGATCACATTTACAGGCTTTAGGTTTCATACTATTGTCTCCCATTTTCTTATACGTTGCGATAGTATCACGTAATCGCTCCAATTTGTCTCGCAACCATTGCGACGATAGGCAATAATGCTCTCGCAATCATCCTCTATAGTAAAGTTGATCTCCCATTTTCTTAGGGCAAAAAACCAATCTCGCTCCTCCTTGATCTCATCATCAAAATGATTCCATAAGATATCGACACATCGTTTTAAATGTTTATAAGTACTCATAATTTCACCTGTTTAGTATTATCTATGCTCCAGTCGTCACAATCCATCATCATATAATCAGCGTCTCCGGACAATGCTATCTCTTCGGCTTCGGCTTGGCTATCGGCTTCTATAAAGCATTCAAACCACTGTAAATATGATCCCTGCACGTGGTATTTTTTAGTCATTTGTAATGCTCCATTGCCCTGTAGTATTGCCGTTAGTATCATGTATAGATCCGTCCTTAATCCCATGCCCTATACGCTCTATAACGTGTTGCAGGTTTTCTCCCAGCTCCCAGCCTAAGAGATCCCCATAAGCTTCATTATCTAAGTTTATTTCAATGTTTAGTTGCATGATCTTACCCTATCTTGATATATTGAAAATGATCCGCAATAAATTGCGTAGATTGTTTGATACCGCTATAGATTGAGTTTAATTCCTCCGCTATATCGTCCCCTTTTATAGCTCCGATAGATCCGAAGCCGATATACTTTTTATCCGGTACGATCCATTTTAGATCGATATAAGACCCTTCAAACTCAATTGATAAGTGAGTCATGCCCATTTGTAAGCATTCCCCTATAGTACGCATGATATAGGTCTTATTACCTTTCGCAATTCTTACCGGTGTAATTAATTCGCTCATGTTATGCCCCTTTGATATCTAGAATTTGATCCTTCGCAATGGCTCTATATCCTTCACTTTTTAGATCGTATACGGTTATATACTTATCAGGGTTTAACGTACTCTCACCGCCTTTTAAGTGTTTAGTGACACCTAATCGACAATTCATTACCCGTATAGATCCGTCTTTTTTAGTGAATGTTACGGTTACAATTTTCCCGTTAGTGTTTAATAATTTGATAGCTAGATTGTTTTCCATGGTAGATCCTTTTAAGTGTTATATAAATTTAATGCTTTATTGCGAAGCTTACTACAAATACGTTGATATACGTCCGCCTTGCTTTTATAATAGTGGTAATTTTGATCCCCTTCTCTAAAATTGAGCCATTTATTAGATGACTCATGAGCGAGAATTGCGTCCGCTAAACTATATCCACAATCCACAAGTGAATAATTGGCTTTAAAACCATGGATATTGTAGTGAGCTATAAAGCCACAAGCTAGATGGATAAATTTATACCCCGTCCCGTTAAGCTTCTCTATATCGTCACAAGCTTTTACAATGTTATTGACGATAAGTGTTTTCTGTTTTTCTGTTATGGCTTCGATCATGATAGACCCCTTGATTAGTTTACAACGTTAAGATTAAAAACCGGTGCAACGTGATCCACTACAAACCCCGTATTGTCCTTTTTTGCTTTACCCTTAGCGTACAATGCGACAATAATATTACCGGCTTCAATATGGCGGATATCGGTGTTATCGCCTGATACGCAATTAAGACCTAAGAATTTTGCCGGTATTGTTTTCTCTGATCTAAATACGACGGCGATACGCATTTTATTTTGCATAGCAATTTTTACGTACTTCTGATAAGGTAAAACACCGCTATATGAGAAGGTAAGATCATAATTTACCGGTAAGTTTGTACGGTTTGCACGTTTTGTATAATCATAAAATTGTATTTCAGGAAAAACACTCATGATATTTTTGTATTCTATCCCGTCAACTGTTAAGGGTACATTTTCCCAAACTATATCGCTGGTACCGTTAAGACGCACCAAAGGTACAAACCCCTTTTTATGAGCACGTGCAATTAGTTTTTTGATATCTAGCACAATGTTATGCATGAATAATTCTCTATGCTCAAAATATAGTTTTGCCTTGTTGATGCGTGCCAATTGAATGCTAGAATATACACCGCCTAAGCCAGCCGTATTTAAGCAAGCTTCACCGCATTGTGCAATGGCTTCCATTCCGCAGGTATTGTATCCGCTTAAGTTTGCCGGTGCCATATATAGAATTCCGGTCAAATAACCTTCGGATTGTCCTTTTACGGTTTTCGCATTGGTATCGATAGAGATCAAGGGAATACGTTTTAATTTGATAGTGTTAAGCATGATAGATCCTTTATAAGTAAACAACGATATAAACAACGGTGACAACGATACTATATAGAGTGAAGCCGGTTAGAATGAAGCTTTTAATTTTAGTAGATAACATTTTAATACCTTTCGATAGCGTCAATGACAATAAAGCCGGTGATTGTAAGTAGTGCAATGATACCGAATACAGAAAACAATACAGTAGATTGCGTCACAATGGCTGCAATTCCTACAATGATTAAAACTATTAAGCATAGAATTCTATAAATATTATTTAACATTTTGAGATCCTTTTAAGTTGATTGCTTACTACTATTTTAGGGCATTTCAAGTACTAAACAATAGGGATAAACCCTATGTTTTAAAACTATTTACACAATGCAATTGCTTAATGCTTACACTATCTTAACGGTACAATTCAGGTAATGTATACTAGGATAAACCCTTAGTCTTCAAAGTATCTCATATTGTGAAATATTGTCGACAATCTTCCCTGATACTTTTTAGTGCTATATAGGATCCTTCACCGCCTCACACTCTTACCCTTTGGAGCACCTCAAAAGTACCTTGTGAGTGAGTATTCACTAACGTAACTATGAAGTAAGTACTCACTAACCTTCATAGGGGGCTAGGGGTGTACTCTATGTATTATTATTGGCGGACCCACAGAGATTCCTAAAAAGAAAAAACAACCAATAGCTCTAAAGTAACTAAAAAGCAAGAAAAGTGACCTCTAACGTGACAAAGAAGATATCCTTAAGAATCAACAGCTTAGTAATGACTATGTCCCTATTAACGTTATATAAATAAGTAGACTGTAAGTGTATGTCGGAGATGCCCACCCGAAGGGCTGTCTAAGATGTCCTAGGTGTGCTCCCCGAAGGGGCTAAGACAACACCAGAGACTGTAAATAAATCTTACAAAGGTATTGACAAAGAGACAAAGAAGTGTTATAATAGTATCTAAGGAGAATCTTGTCAGTTAAAACACTAAGGATGTTTTACTTAGATGAAAAGCACTAAGGGTGTTTTATCTTATTTTGTTATAACTAACTAAGTTAAACAACCTAAGAAAAACAACTAATAAAGAAATACTCCTATAAGTTAACTTTAAAGTATAGTAGGGCTGTCTAAAAAAGACAATAACCTGAGAGAACAAACAATTGAATGATGTTGTCGTAAAACCTAAAGCAAAGATGGGTCGTCCTCGTAAAGAGGATTTAAAAAAAGCTAAACTACCAATGGGTCGTCCTAAAAACGATACTGGTCGCTTAGCTGAATTTAAGCAAAGACTCTTAGGAACATCAGGCAGTGCTGTCATTGAGAAGATTATCCAGATAGGTCAGAATGATGACCATCCCGGACAGATGGCTGCATTAAAGATGGCAATGGATAGAATCTTACCGTTGTCAATGTTTGAGAAAGATGCTAAAGGTCAACGCAATGCCATTCAGATTAACATCACTGGTATTGGTGAAGCAAAGATAGAACAGTCTACCGACTATGTCGATGAAGTAGTGGACGAAGATGAAGCTTGACTTTGAACTACTGCCTTGGCAGCAAGAGGTCTACAAAGATCCTACAAGATTTAAAGTTATTGTTGCTGGTCGTCGCTGTGGTAAGTCAAGATTGTCTGCCATTAGTTTGATTGTTGAAGGACTAAAGTGTCCTAAAGGCTCAGCAGTAATGTATGTAGCCCCTACCCAAGGGCAAGCAAGACAGATTATTTGGGATGTCCTTATGGACTTAGGTAGAGATGTGATTCAAGCATCTCACGTGAACAACATGGACATCACCTTAGTAAACGGAGCAAAGATTTACGTTAGAGGCTCTGACCGTCCAGATACCCTTCGTGGTGTCAGTTTAACATATTTAGTATTGGACGAGGTAGCTGATATTAAGAGTGAAACATGGGAGAAGGTCTTACGTGCTTCTCTTTCTGATAAAAAAGGTTCTGCCTTATTTATTGGTACTCCTAAAGGACGTAACTGGTTTTACGATATGTACAATATCGGTCTTGAAGCAGAAGACGCAGATTGGAAGTCTTGGCACTTCACCACCAAGGACAATCCCTTGATTGATCCTGATGAGATTGAAGGTGCAAGAAAGAGTTTAAGTTCTTTTGCATTTAAGCAAGAGTATGAAGCAAGCTTTGATAACGCTGGTACTGACGTATTTAAGGAAGCTTGGCTCAAATATGGAGAAGAACCTAGTTATGGATCATATTACATCGCTATTGACTTGGCTGGCTTTGAAAACATCAACAATTCAGCAGAGCGTAAGAAACGTCTTGATAAAACCGCTATTGCTGTGGTTAAGGTTGATGAAGAAGGTGAATGGTTTGTTCACAAGATAGAAACTGGTAGATGGGATATTCAAGACACCGCCAGACGCATCCTAAAGAACATAGCTGAGTTTAAACCTTTGGCTGTAGGGATAGAGCGAGGAAGTCTTAAGAACGCTGTGTTGCCCTATCTAAGCGATTTGATGAGGTCTAACAATGTGTACTGTCATATTCAAGACTTGACACATGGTAACAAGAAAAAGACTGAACGTGTTATCTGGGCATTACAAGGACGATTTGAGCATGGCAAGGTTGTCCTGAATGAAGATGAGGACTGGGCTGATTTTAAAGATGAGTTCTTAATGTTCCCAACACCACAAGTACATGATGACTTGATTGATGCTTTAAGTTACATTGACCAACTAGCGGTTACATCTTATTTTGCAGATGATGACTCCGATGAATACGAACCTTTGGATATGATAAGTGGATACTAGACTATTAGACAACTGTCCTGTTGCTCTACAAAACAACAAGATCAATATTAAGAACCATCTTAAAGCAATTGAAGAAGCTGCTTTAGGACCTGCGAATCCGCTAGAGAGAAACGATGAATTTTGGAACAAGAAAGCGACTATCTGGGGTATCTCCGAAGGTGATGCTCGTGGTCGTCTATGTAACAATTGCGAGTACTATTTTGATAATGAGCAGATCAGAGATTGTGTCGCAAACGGTCCTGCAAACGATCTCAAAGCTTCAGCGTTACCGTTAACACCTGCTTGGGCTGACATTGAAGAACACCCAGTAGGTTACTGCACTATGTGGGACATTACTTGTTCTCCTATCCGTACCTGCGATAAACAAGAAATCTTAGAACGTACTCTAGTCGAGGAAGATACAACTTCGGAAGACAATCCTATTCTGGATTATAAAGACCCCTTCAAATCAACATTGGAAGACTAATACATGAGTGATCCGTTAATCGACGAAAATATCGATAAGAATGAATTTGTAAATGAGACCGATGCTGACAAAGAGTTAGTTAGTTTTGTTCTTGACCACTGTACTGAATGGCGAGATCATCGTGATGTAAACTTCGTCATCTACTGGCAAGAATATGAGCGTCTCTTCCGTGGTATCTGGGACCCAGCTGATAAGACTCGTGACTCTGAGCGTTCACAGTTAGTTACTCCAGCTATGGCTCAAGCAGTTGAGTCTAAGCAAGCTGAGATCTCAGAAGCTATCTTTGGTCGTGGTGATTGGTTCGACATCGAGGATGACATCAATGACGAAGACAAATCAGATATACAGTTTATGCGTCGTCAGATGCACGAAGACTTCCGTCGTAGCAAGATTAAGAAAGCTATCGACAATATTATTCTCCTCGGTGAGATGTACGGTACAGGTATTGGTGAGATTGTTATTGAAGAACAAACCATCCTAGCACCTGCTACTCAGCCTATCCCCGGAGCTAATATGGCTGCTATTGGGACAATGGAGAAGACGCAGTTCATGGTTGGCTTGAATGCTATCAACCCACGCAACTTCCTCATTGATCCTAATGCCGAGACTGTAGATGAGTCTCTTGGTGTTGCTATCGAAGAGTATATGTCTTACTACACAATCGTACAAGGTATCGAGAAAGGTATCTATCGTAAGGTTGATGTAGTTCCTAGCTATCGTAATACTAAGCTCGAATCGACACAAGAACAAGTTATCTCTCGTTCAGATAAAGTTCCTGTCATTCGCTACTATGGTTTGATTCCACGCTCAATGCTAAATGGCTTAGAAGAAGCTGAAGCAGAAGCTGAAGAGTTGTTCCCTGAAGACAGTCCTGCTGATGAATACTCAGACATGGTTGAAGCTGTAGTTGTCATTGCTGACAATCAGTATCTGCTCAAAGCAGAAGAGTCTCCTTACATGATGAAGGACCGTCCTGTAGTTGCTTATCAGGCTGATTCAATGCCGGGTCGTTTCTGGGGTCGTGGTACGATTGAGAAGGGCTACAATATGCAAAAAGCCCTTGACGCACAGATTCGTAGCCACTTAGACAGTCTTGCACTGACTACTGCTCCAATGATGGCTATGGACGCTACTCGTCTACCACGTGGTGCTAAGTATGAAGTACGTCCGGGTAAGAACTTCTTGGTTAACGGCAATCCTGCTGAGATTATGATGCCATTTAAGTTCGGTTCTACCGATGGTGGTAATATGCAGACTGCTACAGCCTTCCAGCAGATGCTTTTAGCTGCTACAGGTACTCTAGATAGCTCTTCTATGCCTAACTCAGTAGCCGGTGGCGAAGCTTCCGGTGCTGGTTTATCAATGGCTTTGTCTGGTTTGATGAAGAAGAACAAACGTGCTTTGATCA